GCATTTAATAGAGTTTCAAGAACTTCAATTATTGGTGCTTTTGTTGGTATCACTACAGCCATTTTGTTTATGAACGATGCAATGGCAAAAGGAGAAAAGCCAACGAAAAAATTAAATGATTTATTGAAAGAAAAAAAGCGACTTGAAGAAATATTAGCAAAAACAAATGGTGTAAATACTCAAAGTTTAAAAAATCATATAAAATTTATTGAATTAGAGATAAAAAAAATCAAAGAAGCTGAAGAAGCCCTTGCTCTACAAAAAGAGCAAAAAGATAAAATAATTGCTCAATCTAAAAATTATGTTGATGCAATAATGAGGGAAGCAAAAGCACTTGAAGCAGTAAAAAATGCACAACCAAAACCCACAGATGGAACAGCTTTTGGAATTGATGCCAGTTTACCAAGTGTTAAACCACAAGCATTAATAGATGAAGAAAAATTAGATGCTATAAAACAAATGGCAAAACTTGAAATGGATATTATGACACAACTTCATAATGACAAAATTAAATCAATAATGGAGAATGATGAATTACAAGCTGAACTTGATAGAATAAGAGCAGATAAAAAAATACAACTTGCACACGATACAGCACGAAAAGAATTAGAAATTCAAAAACAAGTCATGTCACAAACTATGCAATTATTAAAAGCTGGTAGGGCTGGTGAAATAAATGTTGAAAAATTAACAGGTGAACAAAAAACTGATTTAGCAGTAAAGGTTGGAAGGGAAGCATTAGCCGAAATGGCAAGACATAATGAAAAAGCATTTAAATTAAACAAAGCTTTTAATATGGCAGAAGCGATTATGTCAACCGCTAGAGGTGTTGCAAAAGCATTGCCGAATATACCATTAGCCATAGCAATAGGTGCTTTAGGTGCGGTTCAAATAGCCACGATTGCTAAAACAAAATATCAAGGAAGAAGGCTTGGCGGTAGAATGAACAAGGGTGAACCTTATATGGTAGGTGAAGCTGGTGCAGAAATGGTTGTTCCCGATGCCCCAAGTACAGTTATACCAAACAGTAAGTTAAATTCAGTAAGTCAGCCCGTTACAGTAAATTTTAACATAAATACTGTTGATGCTAGAGGTTTTAATGAATTATTGGTAAACAGTAGAGGTACGATTGTAAATTTAATTAATAGTGCAGTAAATGAAAAAGGTAAAATGGCGATAGTATGAGCGGGGCGTTACCAAACACAGATTTTATGGCGATAAATCTAAAAAGTAATCAAAAAACTTTGTTTAGTGAAACAGATAGTGGCAAGACTTTTAGAAGGCAAGTTCAAGGTCAGCATTTTAGTTTTACAATACAATATCAGCCGATGACACGGGCAGATTTTGCCCCAATACAGGCTTTTATTATGGCACAAAGGTCAAGAAAAGAAGATTTTACAGTTACTTTTCCTAGTTATTTCAATGCTTTAGGAAATGAAACTGGCACATTACTTGTCAATGGAAGTCATGCTGTTGCAGATACAACAATAGCCATAGATGGTTTTGCTGGTGATGGTGCTGGAAGATTGAAAGCTGGTGATTTTATTAAATTTGCACATGATAAAGTTTATATGGTTGTTCAAGATGTAACTTCATCAAGCAATTCTGCAACAGTAACAATAGAACCACCATTGAGGGAAGCATTAGCAGATAATAGTTCGGTAACTTATGATAGTGTTCCATTTAAAGTTTATCTTACAAGTGATGTTCAAGAATTTAGCACAAGTTCAAATGATAAAAATGGTAATTTACTTTTTTCTTATGAATTCGATGTTCGAGAAAGTTTATAGTGGCTAGAGGTCTATCAAGTGCAGTAAAAACAGAATTAGCAACGGGGAATATTGACCCTGTTTTGTTAATTGAACTTGGTTTTTCTACACCAGTATATTTAACAAATGCTAGTTTTGATGTTGTCTCTAGTATTTCGGGTTCGTCAAGAACATATTCAGCAAATGGACATTTGAGAAATATTACAACTGTAAGCGAAACAAACAATCCAACAAAAAATTCTTTGATTGTAAGTTTATCGGGTGTTGACCAAACTTATATAGCTGGTGCATTAAATGAAAATATTATAAATGATAATGTTTATGTGTATAGAGGGTTTTTTGATACAAATTTTTCTCTAATAGCAGACCCTTTTTTATTATTTTATGGCACAATAGATAGTTTTAAAATTAGTGATAACACACAAAAAGCAACATTAAATCTTACAGCAACATCACATTGGGGAAACTTTTCAAAAACAAATGGAAGAACAACAACTGATAATTCACAACAAAGATTTTTCAGCGGTGATAAAGGTATGGAATTTTCTGCATTAACTGTTCGTGATATTAAGTGGGGCAGATTATGAGTATACATTTATACAATGCAGAAAAAAAAGATATTCAAATTGTTTGCGATTTACTTAAAACATTTAAAGATGAAGATTTACAAAATTTAGATTATCCCGAAGTTGATGATAAAAAATTAGAAAATTTTATAAATGTTATGTTGGTAAAGGGAAAAGTAATTCTTCTAAAAGATTTAGATTTAGATGATATTTTAGGTTGTGCAATTTTCAATAAAACAGAATATTGGTTTAGTAAAAGTGAATGTATTCATATACATACAATTTACATTAAAAAGAATTACAGAAATTTTAAATTAGTCACAGCTTTATTTGAATCTATAAAAAAAGTTTCTGATAATTTGCCGATGTATTTACCTGTAACAAGCGGTTTAAATATTGACCCAGTATTTAATAAATTAGGTTTTAAAAACTTAGGTTCAAATTGGAGATATAATTAATGTGTAATCCATTTGAAGCTATAGTTGATGTAATAGAAGATGTCGTAGATGTAGTTGTAGATGTTGTTGAAGATGTTATTGGTTGGCTTGTTCCTATGCCCGATATTCCCGATTTTGGGGAAAATTTACAAGAACAAAATGCAAGGGGTGTTTTAGTCAATAAAATAAATGCAAATGCACATATCCCTATTATTTACGGAACAAGAAAAGTCGGTGGTAATATTGTTTTTTTAGAAACATCGGGAACAGATAATCAATATCTTTACATGGCGTTAGTATTAAGTGAAGGCGAAATAAATGCTGTTTCATCATTAATAATAAATGATAATACAGTTACTTTAAGTGGTGCATTAACCGATGGAACACAAAGAACTGTAGCAAGTAGTGATGCTAATTTTTATTCGGGAAGCAGTTTAATAACTGTAGAAGCACATTTTGGAACAGATAGTCAAACAGCTTCAATATTATTATCAACTTTATCTTCATGGACAAGCAACCATAGATTAAGAGGTTTGGCATATTTAGCATTAAGATTTGAATGGAATCAAGATAAGTTTGGTTCATTACCAACTGTTCAAGCTATAGTGCAAGGTAAAAAGGTTTATAATCCAAATCTTGATAGCACAGTAACAGGCGGAAGCGGAAGCCATAGAGCCGACACAAGCACAACATGGGAATATTCAGACAATCCAATATATCAATTATTAGATTACTTGCGAAACGATAGATTTGGTATGGGAATAGCAAACAGCTATTTTGATACAAATTTTGCAGATTGGCAAGTTGCGGGAGATGTTTGTGATACCAATATAACCCCTTATAGTGGGGCAAGTCAGATTGATTTGATGGATAGCCATACAGTTGTAGACACTTCAAAAAAAGCTATTGATAATGTTAGAGATTTTATTAGAGGTTCAAGGTCTTACTTAAATTTTTCTGCGGGTAAATATAATATTTTAGTAGAAACAACAGGTTCAGCTTCAATCACATTAACAGAAGATAATATTATTGGAGGTATATCGGTACAAAGTAAAAATAAAAATTCAAGATATAATAGGGTTATTGTAAGTTTTATTAATCCCGATAAAAATTATCAATCAGACACAGCACAATTTCCACCAGTAGATGAAACTGGTTTGGCAAGTGCAGACCAACACGCTACTATGAAAACAGCAGATGGCGGGTTACTTTTAGAAGGTAGGTTTGATTTTTCTATGTTTACAAGCCCATATCAAGCCCAAGAGATGGCAGAAATCATTTTAAGGCGGTCTAGGTCAAGTTTAGATATATCCCTCACAGCAGACGCTACCGCCCTTGATTTGGCAATTGGTGATTTGGTAAATATTACTCATGCAACACCAGCATTTTCAGCAAAAGCATTTAGGGTGCAAGGTCTTTCTATAAATCCCGACCATACTGTTAGTTTACAATGTTCAGAACATCAAGACAGTTTTTATACTTTTGGAACACAGCAAGAAGTTCCAACAATTCCATCTACAACATTGCCAAATGTTTTTACAGTTCAGCCCCCAGCAAGTGTAACATTATCAGACCAGTTAATCGAGTATAATGACGGAACTGTTATTGTTGCTTTAGATATAGCAATCGGTGCAAGTACAGATAATTTTATAGATTTCTACCAAGTGGAATATAAACTTAGTTCCGATAGTAATTTTATTATTTATGCACAAGGTTCGGGTTTAAATCATCGGGTTTTAAATGTGATTGACCAGCAAACTTATGATGTAAGGGTTAAGGCTGTAAACACGATTGGAGTTTCTTCAACATATGTTTCTGCACAAAGAACGATAGTTGGTGCAATAGCCCCGCCTTCAGATGTTACAGATTTTTCAGCTAATGTAAGTGGTCAAGAAGTACATTTATCATGGGAAGCTGTAGGCGATTTAGATTTAGCTTTTTACAATATTAGATTTTCAGAAGAAACAGATGGTACGGCAGATTGGCAAAATTCTGTTGCTTTAGTAGAAAAGGTTTCAAGACCAGCCACATCAGTAACAGTTCCCGCAAGACAAGGAACTTATCTTATAAAAGCAGTTGATAAACTTGGAAATTTTAGTTCAAATGCAACAGCAATCATATCAAATGTAACTAGCACATTAAATTTTAATCAAATAACCACACAATCAGAACACCCTACATTTAGCGGAACAAAAACAGATGTTGTTTTATTAGATGGTTCTTTAGAATTAGATTCATCAGAATTATTTGATAGTGCAAGTGGTCTATTTGATGCCGATACAACTAGATTTTTTGATAGTGGTGCTTCAAGTTCCGATTTTGTTTCATCGGGTAATTATGAATTTGCGAACGTAATTGATATTGGGGCAAAACATACAGCAAGAATAACAGCTTCCTTAACCCAAACATCAGATAACCCCGATGATTTATTTGATAATAGAAGTGGAAATTTTGATGATGCAAGTTCAAATTTTGATGGAGACACACCCGCTAATTGTAATGCACATTTAGAAATAGCAACAAGTGATGATAACAGTACATATACAGATTTTAGAGGTTTTGTTATTGGTGAATATGAAGCAAGATATTTTAAATTTAGGGTTGTGTTAATTTCAAGAGATAATGCAAGTACACCTGTCGTTTCGGAAGTAACTGTGACAATAGACATGATTGATAGAATATTTAGTGGAAACGATATAGTTTCGGGTACAGGCACAAAGTCAATAACATTTACAAATCCATTTAAAAGTTCAAATTATGCTGTAGGTGTTACTGGTCAAGGAATGGCAACTGGTGATTATTTCACAGTATCAAATAAATCTATTAATGGTTTTGACGTTGCATTTTTTAATAGTTCAAATACTGGTGTTTCCAAAACTTTCGATTTTATTGCAAAAGGCTTTTAAAAGGAGTATAAATAATTATGGCTTATCCAACTTCATCAAGACCTAGTGACCTTCAAGTTGCTAATCAATCATTTCCATCATTTAGAAGTGATTTAAATTTAATTTTAGAACACGTTACACAGAATCATGCTGGAACATCAAGACCAAGTTATATAAATCATGGCATGATGTGGCTTGATACAACAGATTCAGCAAACCCTATTTTGAAATTTTATGATGGTACAGATGATATTACTTTCGCAACTTTTAACACATCTGCTAACACAGTAAACGTATCAGATTCATCAACAGACGTAGTTGGTGATACTTCACCACAATTAGGTGGCAATCTTGATGTTAATGGAAACAGCATTGTCAGTACAAGTAATGGCGATATAAATTTAACACCTAATGGAACTGGAAGAATTGTTTTAGGTAATGCAACTGTTACTGCTACTGAAACTGCAACAATATCTACAAGTAAAACCTTAGACTTTGATACTAATCAAAACTTTATCCTTACTTTAGGTAGTGGTGCAAATACTTTAGCTAACCCAACAACTGAAGCGTCAAATGTAGGTCAAACAGGTGCAATGATATTTATTCAGCCAAGTTCGGGTAGTGCTGGAACAGTTTCTTTAGGCACAGATTATGAAACTGTTGGTGGAAGTGGTTTAACTTTATCAAGTGCTAATAGTGCTTATGATGTAGTTCCTTATATGATTAAAGCGGATAATTCTATTTTACTTGGCACACCTCAGTTGGCTTTCAGCTAATGGTTTCAAATGAAAAATGGTTTGGTGCTAGTGCTGGATTTTATCCAGAAACTATAGGTCAATCTTTACGCTTTGATAGAGCAAGTAATTCATATTTAAGAAGAACTGGTATTTCAAGTGCAGGTAATCAAGATAAAATTACAATAAGTGCTTGGTTAAAATTATCAAATACTGTTTATGCAAATGTTTATAATATATTTAGTCAAGGCTCAGATAATAATAATAGATCAGTATTTTATATTTGGAGACATAAACTAAGATATGCTCAAGTAGTAAGTGGTACTGATTATATTGTTGTAGCAACAGCAGATTTAAGAGATTATACAAATTTTTTACACGTTGCTCTAACAGTAGATATGACGCAATCTTCAAACTCAGATAAAGTACATTTTTATATTAATGGTAAACGAGAAGCAATTTCTTCTGGTAGTTATTTATCTACAAATACTGATATGTATTTTAATGGAACAACTAATGCTACAATAGGTGGTAATTCAACTGGTACAAGTACATATGATGGTTATATGGCTGAACTAAATGTTTTAGATGGTGTGGTTGTTGGTGCAACACAAGTTGGTTCAGATTATATTTTAGATGAATTTGGCGAGCAAAAAAATGGTGTATGGATACCAAAACCATATTCTGGAAGTTATGGCACTACTGGTTTTAGATTAACATTTGCAAATTCAAGTTCTATTGGAGAAGATAGTGCAGGAAGTAATGATTTTGGAACAGTTAATAATATAAATGATTATGATATTGTGCTAGATAGTCCAACAAATAATTTTTCTACATTTAATTCACTTGAACCATCTAGTGTAACATTATCTGAAGGTAATTTATTAGCAACAGTAAGTAGTGGATTTAAATTGCAAAGGTCAACATTTTTTGTTTCAAGTGGAAAATGGTATTGGGAAATATTATCAAAAGATGGTGGAAATGGTTATATTGGAGCATCAACATTAGATGAAGCAATAGTCAGTAGAGGTGCTGAAACTAATTTAAGTGCTATGTTAGTAACTTCTGATGGAGATATTAGAAAAAATGCAAGCGAAAGTTCTTATGGTAATTCTGTATCTGATGGCGATATAATAGGTGTTGCACTAGATATGGACAATGGGAAAATTTATTTTTCAGAAAATGGTACATATTATAATTCTGGTAATCCTGCAAGTTCAACAAATCCTGCAACTACTGGTCTTACTTCGCCACTTTCACCAAGTGTTTCTTTATATGATAATGAAGATTATATTGCAAATTTTGGACAAGACTCAAGTTTTGCAGGTAATAAAACTGCACAAGGGAACACAGATGGTAATGGAAAAGGCGATTTTTACTATGCACCTCCAAGTGGCTTTCTCGCATTATGCTCATCTAACCTACCAGACACTACACTAAGTCCAAATCAATCTGAACAAGCAGATGATTATTTTAATACAGTTCTTTATACTGGTAATGGCAGTACACAATCTATAACTGGTGTTGGATTCCAACCAGATTGGGTTTGGGTTAAAAATAGAGGTGATACTAATTGGCATAATTTGTATGATTCAACTAGAGGTGTAACAGAAGCTCTTGCTTCAAATAGCACTAATGCTGAACAAACAAGGTCAACAGGTTTAAGTGCTTTTGGAACAGATGGCTTTACTTCTGGAGCAGATAACAATTCAAATAAACTTAATAATAATTATGCATCTTGGAACTGGAAAGCAGGTGGCACAGCACCTACAAAGACCTATAAAGTTGTAGTTGTTAGTGATAGTGGAAATAAATATAGATTTAGAAACTCAGCAGATAGTACAACTTTTGCTCAAAGTGCAGTTACATTAGATTTACAAGAGGGTGGCACATATGTTTTTGATTGGTCAGATAGTACAGCACAAGGA